TTATACTGCCTCTGTTAATTGTGTATAAAACCAAGATACAGAACTACTAATAACCAAATATAGATCGGGACCAGCATCGTCTTCCATAATAGCCATACGTGCTGTATCAGGAGAGCCAAACAAAGATGCGATTTCAGCAGCGGTTGGTACGCCAGGAGTTGCTAATGTTATTGTTTCATATTCACCAAAAAAGGAAGCTCCAGTCTGAATCCGAAGTTGACCAAATACATTAAGATTTGTAACATCAAGATAGCCTTGGAATATACGCATAACATCATCACCAGGATCAGAATGTCCTCCTGGTGTATTAGCAAAGGAAATACCACCAGAAGGCCAAACCTTACATTTACCTTCAAAATCAATATCGCCATCTATTTCATTAAAGATAGCATTGACTAGGAGGCCCCATCCAGTTTCTCCTACATCTGGTTTATAAAAACTTCTAATTGGTGTATATGTTCCCATAGTTACCTCTTATGAACCCCATTCATTGCCCCAACCAGCATCGCCATATCCCCCTAAGATATTATAATCCACAAGTAGTTCATCCCCTGTCTCGGTTGCGAATGTAGTTGTAAAGCCACTTAATGTAGGTTCCTCATCAAAATATGTTGGAGATTGTCTCAGTCCGTTGAAGTATACTCTTAATGTATCTGGCAGGAATGAATTTGCTGTTGGATAAACATATCCACTTGTGGCAGGAATACCAGATACCAACTCATTATAGATATGAAGTACTTCGTCATTACCACTAATTGTAACCGTAACTCTACCAGGAGAAGGTGAAGTGGCAGTAACTCCGTCTCCTTGAAAATCAAGAACTGTAACACCTGTTTCTATAGATATATTTTCATCTTCTACTTCAAGACCACTACTTGAAGTAATTGTAACTGTAACTCTTCCAATAGAGGGAGAGGTAGCAATAACTCCGTCTCCTTGAAAGTCAAGAACCGTAACCCCACTCCATACTAATATACTCTCATCTTCTACTTGAAGAGGATCACTTTCATCTTCAAGTACTGTAACTCTATCATCTAACCCACTAATATTATAACGAATATGTGCTAAATTATCAACAAGAGTTCCACTTGGTACATTTGTTAATATACCTGAATATGCTGCTTCAGTTGTATCATAAGTTATTCGTTGTTGTATTAGCCGTTGAAATATACCTCCGATTGGTATTCCACTTCCACCATTTGCTCCAGTTACTCCACCCAAATTAATAGGAGCAGACCACCATTTATTATGGCGGGCTAAATCTTTCATAGTCTGGATTAATTGAATATGATAATCACGAATAATAACTGGCATTATTCTTTTTTCCTATCAAATTATGCGAACAGTTTCCAAATCAGTAACGGAAGCAACATCACTTAGTCCCGCTCCCCAAATTGTAGGATACCTTACTGAGAAATCAAAATCAGTTAAAAATCCTACTAGTACTACTAATACTTTTTCATCTATATTATCAGGTAAGCCTATAAGAAATCTAGGACTTTGTGGCATATCCACATTTATTACATCAATCGTTCGTCTATCTATACCACTAACAGTAGTCCAGTTGCCCAATTCAGGGTATGCGGAATGAAATAGATCATTTGGCTCATTAGCCCCTTCAACTACAATGGCGCTTCTTATAAATCCATCATCTATATGTGCCATATATAAAAGACGAGAATCTGCTTCTGGATTAGAAACATCTATGTTTGTTATTTCAGGCGTTTCACTAACTGTGATCCTAGTAAGATCGCTAAAAATAGAATGTTGTCCTGTAATATATACGTCATATACATCTGGATAAACTCTTAGACCAATTGTACTAAGTATTGGATTGGAACCTGTATAAATAGTACTTATTGAATTAAATGAATCTTCGGTGACAAATAATACTATCATAATCTAGGTTCATATTGTGATGGAGTCGTATTAGTAAAAACTACATCTTCGATATCTGAATCTTCTAAGATAATTCTTGATGTTTTGGATGATTTCTTTAAAGATATAGTAAAAGTAGGAAAAGAACCAGTGCCAAAAGGCCAATAATAAATTCCTTTATACCAAAATACAGAAGTAGGAACAGTAATAGGAGTTCCTAAATAAGTAACTGAAGAAGATATGCTTCCATCTGGGTCCAAATATTCTCTAGTAGAATCACTCGTTTTTGTTAAAATATCTACTGCCGCAGATAAAAGTGTGGCTCTAGGAAGTCCACCACCACTACCGTATGCTGGATTTAGACCTCCAAATATAATAGAAGAATCTTTATACCAACTAAGTCTACTATTTGGAGAAACTGTTTCATTTATAAAAGTAGTGGCTTCATTATCAGAACTTACTGTTGTTACAGTACTAGAAAAAGTTCCCTTAGCATTTTTACTACCACCACCATATATAAATCCAAATTCGGGTGAAAAGATTATATCATCAGATAATCCCAATGCTTCAGTAGTAAAATTATAACTAACTATTACAGCATGTAGTACATCATAAAGAGCAGAATCATATGGAGGAATTTGAGCTGGGCCCTGATCTGTTAAAGCATTATCAAGTATGACTCCCCATTTTCCTAGATTATTACCACTGGTTCTACGAGTAATAGAATATTTATTTATACCTATAAGTGAACTTCCAAAAGCTACTCTTTCCCAAGAATATGCATCAAAAAGATTCTCATAAGTAAATAATGCATGTACTTTTGTTTCGGAATAAGTTTCAACAATAGTATTAGGACCAATTTCATGCGTATAAAGTGAGACAGTAGCATATATATCTGTTCTTGTTCCACCAGTAATAGGTACTCCAACTATTCTAGTTCCTAGTAATGCTATCCTACTAAACCCAGACCCTCCTCCACTAGCAGGATCAATTAAAATTCCATTTGTATATGGAGCGATGGATGTTCCTACATTTGCTTGATAAATATTTGTCCAAGTTTCTCCTGCATCTTTAGTTACAATGATTCTAATTTTTTCTGGAGAACCAGATATAGTTCTAGAAACTATATAACAAATCTCTCTATTATTTGGTAATGAGTATAAGCGATGTGTTAAAACTTGACTTCCAATAGTATTAGAAAAAGATAAAGAATCATTTGCTATACCACTAACTACATATCCAGCAAAGCTTCCTGGTGGATTTGCTCTTATATAATAATAAGATTCAAGAGTAGATTCCAAACCTTTAACTAATACATAAGCTCTATTTGAAATATCTGCTTCCATATCTATACCAGTAGCAGTAAAATCCTCCTCTACTGTTAGTTCTTTAGATGCCCATGTATTACCAAAATTTCTTGTTGTATAGACCCAACATCTTTCAGGATCAGTTCCAGAATTAGCTAGTAAATGAAAAATATTTCGATGAGTTGTTTCATCTGCTACTCTTATAACTTCTATTCCACTAGCAGTAAATGGAACAGAAAATGGGGGATCATCACCCGCATCATTTACGGGATTACCTAAATTAGCACTAATATTAATCCAAGCAGCTAATGAACTCGCTCTTCTAAATAATCCACTAGCTGTAACAACCATTTGTTGTCCAAAACTATTTACGGCTATTGATCGTCCATCCATATATCCAGAGTTACCTGTAAGTCCAATATTTGATGGTTTGAAATTATCGCCCCCATCAAAGGATACTGCTACACCATCTTGTTCTGTTGTAGCATATACAGGTGGAACTGGTAACTGAATTGATATTCTAGGACATTTATCTCCAATCCCTATTATTGTTGTAGCCCCACTTGGGTCCAATTGGGCTTCAATAGAAGTGATATATCTATCTCCCTCGTATTGAATATAATAATTATTTGGAAGATTTATATAAACTACCTGTCCTACTTGTAAATCAGGATAAAATCCAGGTAGAGTATAAAATTGAACATCATCTAAACTATTGACTACATTCAATAACCTATGGGCCACAATAAAAGCATATGTCTGTCTATTAAGATTAGGATTAGCAATAACTACTGTTTTATCAACTAATAATTCAGGTATATTACTTCTGGCCTTAGCAAAAATCTGTGTTGTGCCCAAATCATCAGGGTTAAATCTATATCCACCATAAACCTTTACCACATTTCTAGTCTTCTCTGTTCCTATTTCTCTAGTAGCTTCTAAAGCACTACTAATAGTCAATACTGGTTCTGAAGAACCTAATCTATATGTAACTAATTTATCTATAATAGAATCATACTTGGTAAAGTAGCCCGCTATTCTCTCAAGAGATAAAATAGCATCGCCTGCGTGTTGCATTCCTAATGGGGTCTCATCTGGAACGATGGATTGACTGCTCGCTGTAGCTTGGAATTCTAGATCAAGGCCAACTAAATCAGCAAAGTACTGTATCCAAAAATCAACATTCTCGCCATTAGAGAATACCTGTTCGCCTACAAAATAATCAAATAAAAGAATTGACTTATCGTGACCTTGTATAGTCCAGTTAGAAGTCGTAAAATCCTTATTGAAAGAGATAATGTATCCTCGTAATACATTACCACTATCTCCATTATACGTTTCAGTAATAATAACATCCTGATAGGGAGACAGCGTATCTGGCATATCAGGAGACATAGATAAAGTGAATTCTTGACCAAGTTCGCATATACTATCATATCTATGATAGTTTATGACAAAATCAGTTCTATCCACACCATCTATTATTACTGTTACATAGTCTGGAGCAAAAACACTCATTCCTTACCTCGTCAAAACAATATTTTGTTGGTATCCACTTGTATTATTGAAATTATGTTCTACTTGAAATATAAACCACATTCCACTCATACCAGTAAAAGGCTCTGTAATTGTTGCGAATAGCCTTGGTTTTACATTTGGATCACCCTCAATTGTTATTGAAGCTGACTCTGTTAATCTATTGAATAGGGCTAAGTTGAAGTCTGCAACAGTCTGAGCCAACCCGCTATCAGTAAATATAGGGGACGCAAGAACGGCAGTCTTAAAAAAGCCTGGTGGTAAGAATGGGCTTGATGCTTCGGCTGATGCTGAGATTCCTTCGGTGCCATAAACCACCACCTTATTTCTAAGATTTTCTGCTGACTCCGATCTATTCACTGTAAGAATATTATTAGTTCCTAATGTCCAAGTAAAAGAAGATACATCCCCACCCATATCATAGGGTTTTCTATCTTCTAATATAACTGTTCCGTCCCTATCAGCATAAACAGTCCAAGCTAAGGCATCAGCAAATTGTTTTACTGCGCTCCAAACCATAACAAGATTTAACTCTATCTCTGTCCCACTTGTTCCCCAAGTCACACTCAATGGAGGATTAGGAGCGTAGTTAGTTATATCTGCCAATGCTAGTATATCCCCAATCAAATCCTCAGTACTAATCTCTGAGCGTGTGAATGGGTCCAAAGGATCGTCTGCGGCAATAAAGAAATCTACTGCCTTAGATAACTCATCCTCACAAACTACTTGAGTTGTTCCACCAACTAAATCCTTACTAATTTGTCTTACAAAGCCTGTGAATACTTTTACTGTCCCAGTTGAATAACCCAAATTAAATGTTATAGCATCACCAAGGTCCAATGTAGTACTTCTACATTCAATAACAGCTTGAGTTAATGAGCTATTATATCCTTCAGTTAATGAACAACTAATAAGCCCTGTTATACTAGGGATTGTATGAGCTAAGGTTCTTATAGTCATTACTGAGGCCTTACAGTTAAGTTTATTCTAAATACAGGCGCATCTATAGCTTGAAGTTGATCTACTGTTTGTCCAAATGCAAGTGCTCTTGTTATATTTATATCTTGTACGAACACGCTAACTCCACCGGGTTCAAAGTCGGAAATTAAAGATACTACAGAATTTCTTGTAGCTTTAATACCATTCATATTTGTTTTACCAATAACTGTTCCACTTAATTGATATGTAGCAGTTGGTTCAAATAAAATATGAAAAATAGATGAAGAAGAGTCTACAGGATTAAGTTCGGCTGAAGTACCAGGAGCCGCTTCTTGGAACTGATCCACATAGATATCAAAATCGTCTAATGACCAAATAGATGCCATTATGCTACCTCATATCCTACAGCACCAGAACGTCTTGTAGCGTTAGCAAATTCACTATACTCTCTACTCTGGAGTGCTTGACTAATTGCTCGACCATCAAGAGTAACCAAGTTTTGCGTAGTTAGATTAAATTTTACACTAACAGGAATTGATTCTGGAAATATAGAACCTAGAGTCTGCAATAGACTTTGTGGATCAAAACTTCCTATGGCGCTACCAATTCGTGAAAACCAATCACCCCAGGCTTCAGGACTAAGAGCTTTTTCAATTCTACTTCCTAAATCATCACTTGCTGGTGGTGTTAATTGACTTTGAAGTTGAAGTAATCTATCACGTTCAGCCCTTAGTCTCTGTTCTCCATAACTTTCGTATGCGATATCTCCTCTACCTCCGGTATCTGCACCTGCTCCAATTGCTCGTCTAATTGGTTCTCCTCTTGGGTATTCACCTGTTCTTCTTACTCCTCTAGCCTCATCAATATCTCCTTGTATAGCACCCGTTAGTCTATTCATTGCAGCTATAAGCTCACCTGTTTCTTCAATTGCAAAACCTTTTGCTAAGAAATTTCGCATATCTTCAACCATAGATGGGGGCGCTCCACCAAATGTAACTCCTCCACCTGGAACTGGAAGGCCTGATTGCATAGGTTCAGAAGGACCAAATGGAGCATTATCTCCTACTCCCGTAGTACCGCCCCCTCTACCACCAAATGTAAGTGCTCCTGTAAATGGAATTGCAGCAGTTACACCATCTGGTATATTGATTATACCTTCTAACTGCTTCTCATTCACTTCAATCAAATCTTCCATAGCAAGATTTAGAATATCGCCATTTCCAATAATTTGTGTAAAACCATCTGATAAAATTAGATTATTCTCTTCATTCTGATCTAATGTGGCATAATATAGAGGAAATTGTAACTCTAGACTCTTTCGGATTGCTTCCATTCTACCTAACAAAGCAGGCATATCTGCGAGACTTAACTTGCCTCTCTCATCAAGTAACTTACGAGAAACTGGTTGTCCAAAACCAGATTCCGCTGCGGCTTGATTTATAAATTGAGAAGGAGTTCTAGTTCTACCAATATATTTAGCTTCGCCCCCTGATACTACTGCAACTAATTGTTCTGCTAGTCTAGCTTGTATTTCAGCTATAACTGCGGGGTCCTGAACAAACTCATTAAGATATTCCTCATATAATTCTTGCCCACGCTTAAGAATCTTATCTGCTTCAGAAGCACTGACTTCTCCAAGATTAAGAATTCCTAATAAATCTACATCAGATGCTTGTTGAGACAGTTGAATAGCAGAAGCAGCGTCTATTAATTCCCGATATTTTTCATTTCTTTCGTCAAGCTGTGAAGGGTCAGAACGTGCTGCGTCTGTTAATTGATTTGCTTCATTAGCTAATTTAAGTAAAAACTCACTAGATGCTTTATCAAACTCAATAAAAGCTTTACCAAATGTTGCAATGTCTCTTTGATCTCCAGCCAATCTCAAAGCGGCTGCGACCGTTCTTAACTTCTCATCGAAGCCTGGGGCTTGTTCTTTAGCTGTCTCAAATTCTGCTACAGTTGCAGTTCCTCTTCCTAGACGAACTAACATTTCATCTACAAAGGCTTTAGCTATAGCTTCTCCAATAGGTCTTACTTCACCAACCATATTATCTGCAAAAGCTTCTGAATAAGTAGCAGCTATTGGTTCACCAGCCGCTATTTGACCTTCAATTAATAATTCCAAAAACAATTCAGCAGCTTTCTTTGCCTCTTCTGTAGCATCTGGTCCTGTTAATTGCCCAACTAAGGCTATATCTCTTCTCTGTTTAAAAGGAAGTTCAGCTACATCTTTGTCCAATAATCCAAGAGCGGCCTGAACGGTAGCATCAAATTTATCTGCAAATGTAGCCGCATCATCAAATGCCTTAGCAATTCTTTCTGCTCTTTCTGTAGCTGTTTCATCTTCAGGAGGCTTCTTTGTATCTGCTCTTTCTCTTCCAAGATCAGCAAAATAAGCCTGAAGACCTGTGCCAGCAGGACCACCTACCGTAGCAATAAACTGTTGTCCTGCAATAGAACCAATGGCAGCGCCTATAGGAGTACCAATAATTGTAGCACTTCCAATTAAACCTCCAATAAGAGCACCTACTAAAGCTCCTGCGGCTTCATCTGGTTTTCCTCTAGCTAACGCTGAACCTGCTGTAATGGCAGTTGTTCCTAATCCTAGAAGTCCTGCCCGTCCTAAACCTCTTGTCAATCTTTCAAGACCAGGAATTCTTCCTAATTGAGCGCCTCCTCCTTGGTTTGCAGCAGCTAAAAATTGAGCAAAGTTTAATTGACCGCCAATTCCACCTACTGCTCGTACTTGTTGTAATCGGCCTGCTCCACCTAATAAACCTCCTAACTTACTACTTACAGTAAGACCAGCAATCTTTTGTCCAATATCTGTTCTTGAAGATATAAGACTTACAGCTTGGAATGCTAATAAAGCAGTAAGGGCAGGACCCGCTGTTCTTGTAATACCAGCTAGAAGATCAATAATCTTAGAGAATAGATTTGCAAGACCCGTGAATGTTCCAAGAATACCGCCCTCTTGTCCCATAGATGCAGCCAGATTTGTTAATGAGTTTCCTAATCTAGTTGTTGCTGTCTCTAAAGTATCAAGTCTAGTTTCAAGAGCAGCAGCAGCTTCGCCTGTAGCATTTTCAGAAACAGCAGCAAGTTGGTCATATCTACTAAAGTTTTCCAATAGTGTAGCAAATTGAGCGCCTCTTCGGAAACCACCACCCACAGCATTTGTAATTTCACGAATAGCATCTGGATTAAGAAGTTCTTCTCCATTTGCACCGCCCTGCTTTAGACGAGCCAATTCTCTAAATACATCAATGAAGTCTCTAACTTCTCCATTGGCTGTACGAACAGCAATACCATATTTAGCTAAGACATCCTCAGCTTTAGCTGATTGAAAACCAGAAATAAAACCTCGAATAGCATTACCTGTTTCATCAGCAGATAGTTTAGTTGATTCGGCAAGTGCGGCAGCTAAACCATTTAGATGATCGAAGTCAATACCCGCATCTTCAGCAGCAGTACCTACAATAGCAAAAGCGGAAGCAAGTGAGTTGATAGATACGTTAGCCTGTCTTGAAACAGCAACGAAACTATCTATTACACTTCTTCCGTCTGTTAGTTCTTTACCTGTTTGTCTTAAGATACCAACTAATGTATCAAGAGCTTGTCCCTGTTCAATACCAGCTAATTTAGAAAGAACCATAGATTCTAATAATAAGTTTTGAGCTACTGCCGCCCTTGCTGCCTGTGATCCAAGACCACCAGTAGCAGCATAGGCTTGTCCGTATCCTTCTATAACTCCTTGTAGGCTTGATCCTGTTTGTTGTGCTATAGTAGCAGATGCTTGTAGTATGTCATTAAGATTGGCGGTTGCTGATCCAACAGAAACGGCAGCTTTAGCTAATGCTTCCTGTGTAGCTTTAGATTTCTCCATCAAACCCTGTAAGGCTCTTAGAGGAAGGAAAACTAATCCAATAGCAAGTGACCATTGAGTAAATTTTCCTATGTTTCTAATCAGTGAGTCAGTAAATCCTCTGAAGCTTCCACTTGTACGAGTTAATACATTTCCTAATCTATCTACAGCTATTTCACCAGTACGAACTACCCCATTAGATAGTTTTTGTTCAAATGTAAATCTACGAACGCCTGTAGCAACATCATCAAACTGACCAGTAAGTTTAGCATTTGTTAGTTCTAGTTCTTTTAGTTGTTGATTAAAATTAGCAAGCCCTCTGTCTCCGCCTGGAATACCGATATCTTCTCCACTTGCTATTCTAGCACCTATATTACGACCCTGACCCTTAACTAGCGGCAATGGAAGACCACGATCATCTTCTTCCCCTCCTCTTAGATCACTAAGAAGTTGTCTTCTTTCTGTAAATAATTGATTTCTTCTAGCATCAACACCTGCAAGTCTTTCATTAACCGCAAGCTCTCTCTTTAGCATATCAAAGAGTTGATTCATTGCTATGCCACGTTTATTATCCGCAGCTATTCTAAAAGCAAATAATTGCTGTTCTTTAGCTATTTGTAGTTTAAGGTTTGCATTTACTTTTTCTTCTAATTGGGCACCTTGTCCTTGTCTAACTCCAGCGACAATATCTGCTCTCTGAAACTGAGAGATACCTTTTGCTTTTAATTCACCAAAAATTGCTTGTGGCTTTTGACCACCTAATAATCTCAAAGCTCCAACAAGTTCTCTTAAACGAGTAGAAAGTTGATGTATTCCCTCAGTTTCTACACCTGCCTTATGAAGTCCTTGAGTAAGTTTATCAATTAGAAGAATATCCTCTTTAATGGAAGCAAATCTAGGAATATTTCCAAATTGTTCTAAGGATATAATGAGTTTCTTAAATGCGGGATCAGTCCTATCTAGACTATTAACCAATAGGGCTAACTCAAGTCGTATATTTTTTAATCGTTCATTTAATTCAGGCATTATTATCCTATATCTCTAGGGTCTATATCCATTATGGCTTCTTCTTTGCCTTTACTACTAAAGACCATATCAAACCATCCTTCAACATCTTCTGTAGTGCCCCACCAAATAAGATTATCAGGGGGTCTTTTATCTTTAGGAACTTCTTGATATGAGTCTAGCTGCATTTGTTTTCGGACTACATAACTAATAGTCCAAGGAAAATCTAAAGAATCTTTTGGTAAATCTCTTACAAAAGGCAGATTAGTGCCACTACTTAATGTCCAAGCGGTCCTTATTCCGTTACTTCGGGCAATTTTTTTAGGACACCCATTCCAAGCTCTAAGTTCTTATATTCTTGGACTAATTTATCCTTTAGATTAAATGACGCATTCTGAAAATCCGCAAAAGATTTAAAGGCAAGTTTCCTATAGTTCTTATCCCTAAATGTAGCATAGTAAATTACCATTTCATAAAACCGATTGGACATTTCTTCTATACAAAGTCGTCCGATCATAAGTTGTTCATACTCTTTATATAAAATTTCTAAATCTAAACTATTTAATCTCTCTTTTTCTAACTCTTCTAATTTAGTCATTCTCTTGGTTACAGCTTCAGAGAACTTCTTCGGAAATTCATCTATTCGTTTCTGATATTCTTCCTGTTCTTCTAATTCAGAATCACTTGCAGGAGGAACTGGCTGGTCCATATCTACACTTCTAATAGCCTGCCCCTGTAAGTCTTCTAGTTTTAGTAAAAGGGCAAGGCTAATTAGAGTTTCTTTAGGTTGTTCGTGAAATTCACTAAATTCAGAAAGTAAAGACACTCTCTCATCAGAATCAGGGGTCTTAAGTGCTCTCCTAAGATCACTAGACTTTCTAAGAGCATATGTTCTCGCCCTTCCTACATCTGAGTCACCAATTAATTTTAGATATAGAGTAGCTGATTGATTAGAAATAACATCCTCAATTATTACTTCCTTTTTCCATCTAAATAGCTGCTCGATATCTACATCGTTCTTCTCAATATCTCTCATCTTCCTCTCCTGTTTATTAAAGTTAAAGGGCTACATACACCTGCGGTTAGGCTGAGTATGTAGCCCCTTTGGTCTTATCCTTTTAACTAACTTACTTTAGCTTGGGATCACACCAGAGTAAACGATCAAGTCTCCAGTACGTGATTTGATATCAAATGTCTGTTGTGCGTTAGCGTTTACATTTGAAGTAAAGCCTTCACTTGTTACGATTAATGATGGAACTTCCAAACTCTTTAGAACAGCAATAGGAGCGATCTTATCTGCCGGGTCTCTTAGTTCAATAACTAGATCAAGACCTGTAGCAGTTAACTCATCAATACCCCACTCTGTATCACCAGATGCTAGAGTACCTGTTGTAAATAGTTCGATCAATTCCTCATCCGTATCAAGAACAGTGATTGTTCCTGTAACAGCAGGAACCTGTAATTGATAGCCAACTACGTTTCTGTTACCCATTTCACGAACTGTTTCTGGATTGAAAGTACCATTTAAAGTAACTGATTGTACTCTATCAATACCGTTAGCTGCGATAGTTACTGGAACATCAAGTCCTCTAATAGCAGCGGGCATTGAGTTATCCCCAGTATCTCCCCAAACTTCTGATGAAGTAGTAGATTGATAGACAATTAATAGCTGATTAACGGTTACTGATCCTACTGTTAAAGTAGTACCAGTAATCTCGTACTCACCAGCAGCAGGAGCGGCTGTAACTTCCTCTAAATAAACACCATCTTGGATAACTGAAAGAGCATCATTACCACTCTTTAGAACTTCAGGAGTCTCAGCTAGAGTATAAGGACCCGCTGTAGTAAACTTCTCTACAATAAGATCATTTATAAACCAACGCTTTTCTGTTCCAATGATCGTATATTCTTCTGTTGATTCCCCGTCAACTGAATAGTTGAAAGAAAAATCTCTTACGGTACATTTACGAGCATGTGCCATTTTAACATAATCATCAGAATTATCGTCTCTAACATTTACAACAACGTCAACTTCCTTCATTTCAGTGATACTTACACCGTCTGCGGGATACGCTAAAAAGTTAGTTCCTGTTAGAATAGAAAATAACTTAACACCAACATCCATAGACTGAAATGTAAGAGTAACGGCAGGAACATCTTCTACAGTTCCAGCGTGTAAACGATTACCTAGTTCATCAATATCTGTTGATGGACGATCAGCATTCAAAGTTAAACGCTGAATTCTAGGTAGGATTAATGCGTCTCTAACGCCTACTAGCTTGACTTGAACATGCTTAGATGGAACGGCAATTCGTCTAGCCATTATGTATTACCTCCAATTATAATTCGCTATACTCAGTAATAAATCGTATAGAACTTCTCCAGTAAAGCTTTTCAACTAATTCTGGAAATATTCTAATTGTTACTATTTCAATATCTGAGGGAATTAAAGTTCCCAACTGCGTAGCAGCTACGGGCGGGAAACCCTCATCATAATCACGAACAGCTACTCTATTATCTTCTAGCTCATTAATAATTATAGACGAAATTTCATCCCGTTGCGCTTTATTAGCCGCAAATACTTCAATACTCCATGCCCTTGTTCTTTGCCCTCTTCTATTACCTAGTTCAAAAGGGTCTATACTAAGCGTTTGATTTACTATCGCTACGGAAGGAATAACTAAATTTTGTTCAGGGAAACCATCAACAACTAGAACAGTATTATAGGGAGAGACTAAGACCTCATCCTGTAACCAATAAAAAATACTTAGGTCCTGCTTTCTCTCTAAAAACATTAGCCTCTTCTAACTCCCAAGATACCACGTCTGGGTGTGATATATATTTTGTATGGTTGTCCAGCTACAAAAATTCTTCTTATTACTTCCCCTAAATTTATTACTCTTTTTCTTTCAAACTTTTCTAATTCTTGAAGAATAACATTTTCTGCTTCTTGATTTACTTGTTGTATGGCTGCTCGTAAGATTACATTTGCTGCCTTTTCAGTAGCTTCTATAAAATAAGTAGGGGGTCTATTAGGGTATGGCTCTCCACCTGTACTAAAAGGAGCTTCAGCATTACCATAATTAAGTATTAACCAATAAGGAGCAAGTTCTCCCCAAATATCCAATCGTGCTTCTATAGTTCTACTATATGCATCTTTAGCTTTACTTCTAAAAGATTGTTTCTTACCTCTAGATACTTCTTCTGGAGCAGCCGCTCCTTCTCTTGCAGGAGCATAAATTATTTCTTTCCAGTACTTAGAGCGTTCTTCGGGAGTATTAGTTCCTTTAAAACCTAGAGTATCTCTAGCCACAATAATACCCGCTTCCATATCATTCCAATCTCCAGCTACAGCAGAAGCACTAGCAAATAAGTTTAATCTTCCATCAGAAGAATTAACCCTGATTATATCTGGATTAGAGAAAACAATTTCTAAATGTCCTGATAATTCAGGAGTATTAAATTCTTTGGTAGTATTAATTGCTCTTCTAAGATTATTAAGTAGGATTCCTTGTATCTGATTAAAAACTCTTCCTAAAGCTGTTGATACAATATCTTCATCTGTTACTAAAGCACCTTTATCTATTTGAGCTAATAAAGCTTTAGCATTGACTGATAAATTTTTTAGATCAATTTGTTCAACTGGTAGTGCCATTACTTCATAACCAAGCCTTCAATATTACCAAATAGAATTCTTAGAAGTGATCTTGTGTAATCATTCGTAGCGTCTAGTAAGACTTTTCTGATAAACTTATATTCATTACTATCTTTATCCATATACTCTTCTAACTCAGAAAGAGCAATGGCTATGAATTTGTCCTTTTTCTTTGTGAAAAAATCGAGCACATCAAGAACATCAAGACCATCAATAGTAATACTTGGATTAGGAAAATATTCATTATCCTCATCTTTTACTGGAATACTATGATCTACCTCTTCAAAAGACATTATTCCTCCCTTTCTATCAGAGTTACTATTACTCTATTTAACTCTGGAACCCCTCTATAGGATACCGTTTTTTGTATGTACTCTTTATCATCAACAAGATAGTAGTCTGCATTTTCTACAGCAAATACTGAACTTGCTGTTAGTTTAAACTGAACTCTTGAGTCACCATCTACTATAGTTCCACCGGCTACCCATACTGGTAAATCTAAATTATTTAGTTCAGTAATATGAGCCTTAGTTACAAAACCCGAAGTTGTATTTAAGTACCATTTTCCACCACAAGTAGGGCAGAATTGATTGGTTGATAAGCCAGTTACGGGATCAAAACTATCCGATACATCGTCACATTCTATACCACTTACTGTTACATAAATTGTAATTTCTCGCCCGATGGCCTCTCGAATATCATCTATAATTTCTGGTGTATTCCCAGGCCACGTAATTATCATTAGTCACCTAGAATTCGTGCGAATATCGCCTCGAATTGATTAGTAATAACTTTCCAATTGTACTTCTCTTGTGTTACATTCTCATAAGCAGCTTGGGCCAGTTCTCCTAAAGTGCCCTTATGCCACATATCATATGCCCTTTCTAAACACTCTACTACTGAGTCAAACTTAGGAATGCGGGCAATATTATTGGTATGTTCGTACATTATTCTATCGCCCGCTTCAATCATAAGAGCATTACTATCATTCCATATCTCAGAATTAGCTGAGTGATCTGGAACTATCTGTGCTCTTCTCGTAGCAGCGTGTTCAAAGGCGGTTAGACCCCAACCTTCGCCTGTAGAAGTATTCAAGCCTACATCACAAGCGTTGTAGATTAGATTTAATCTGCTATCAGGAACGCCGGGGATTTGATCCTTCAAAGTAGATAAGACTAATTTCTTATCCCACTTAAATCTATTAGCTACTTTAAGAACATTTACTCCAGCATCTTCCACACCCATATGGCAGTAAAGCATTACATCTTCTTTATCCTTTTGGAACTCATCAAATGCCATCAAAGTAATATCTATCCTTTTTCTCGGTTGATTTCTATTGGCATTCAAGACAATAAATGAGTTTATAAGGGTTTTTTTCTTTGGATATAGTTTTCTTTTAGCTATATCTATTCCACGAAGTTCCCCCATATCCTTGAAAGGAAAAAATTTACGGGTATCCACACCGTGAGGTATTATATGTATCTTTGGAGGCTCAGGAAAAGCGCCCGTAGCTATAACATCCTTCTTTGCGAATTCAGTATAGACACAGACATCTTCTACCATTTTAAATCTTTCAAACCATAGAGCATCCGAGCCTTCTGAATCTATCGGAAAATAAACTACTACCGGAATATCCTGTATGTGAAGTTTTTCTAGCTGTTGTAAATACTGATTTATCATCCAGGCATCATTGAATAGAAAAATTAGATCGGGTTTTATAGCCCCGATCAACTCTTGCATTCTTCTCACACCATATAAATCTCCGCCCAAAAGGGCAGGATAAATATAGTGCTTATATCCATGAGGATCGCCTAAGTAATTTATACCTAAATGATGAACTTCATATCTCTCAGTAGGTAGATTTTTTATTATATTATGAGCGACCCTAGAAAATCCTGTAGTAGCAACAGCATCGGAAATCCAAAATACCCTTTTCTTACCTCTCCCTGCCATAGTAATTCCTCCAAGTTAGCTCTTTGTTTCGTATGGATTCTGTTTGAATCCATGTAGATGTTTCTTTCCCGGTGCAGATAATCGTTTCTGAGGAGGCTTTAAGATGCTAGTAAGCTCTTTCCAATCTCCTAATATCAGATCATCTTTCGCCTTACCCCCTTGTATATTAGAGTATGATATTTCGGCATCCCGCCAAGAACCGATACTCCAAGACATGCTTTGGAGATCACCTGTTTTTAGGATAATTGAAGCCATTAAAATGATCGGCTTATGGTCACCTCTTTCTATTACCGGAGGCTCATCAAATAAGAATCTTATTTCAGGATTTCTATATGCCTCGTCGTCGTCATTAAGTAGATACTTATAATTCCACCACGTCTGGAGACTTTCTACAGATACTATAAGCGCTAAGTTTAACCATGAATCAATATACTGGGTACTATCCATGTCCCCTATATGAAGCCTTAATCTTTCTCTAAGAAATTCTAGGGAAACGGTTGCCATTAATCTTTATTGTCCTGCTATAACTAAATTTGTATCAGGAGCTACTCCACCATATGATTCTAGCTGTACTTCTGCTAGTCTTTCTTCAATATGCTTAATGATCTTTTCAGACTTCTCAAGCTCTCTAGCTCTATTAAGTAGTCTAAATAGTGGCGCTTCATCAGTAAGTGCGTTTAAACGGTTCTGAAGAGCCAGAAAACGACTACTCAAAATCACGTCTAACTCTGCATCAGAAAGGGCATTTGGAGAAACAGGAGCAACAGGTAATTCGCCTTCAATTAGCATTAATCTACCTGCGTCAAAATGCTTCTTATTTACCTTTCTAAAAAAAGAATCCTGACGAGCATCCCAGACCTCAACGATCTGAGTGTCTAGAGGGTCAGGACCACGAAACTTACGTTGTACTATTGCACCTTTTTCTGGAACACCTTCTAAAATTACACCTACTGGTTGGTCTAAAAACGGATCGAGAATAGTTACATAAACTTTTCCTACAATCGTTTTCTTGTACCGTGCAAATGGTTCACCTTCCATCCGTGCGCCTGATATCCTTACATCAACCATATCAAATTCCTCCTATAAATTAAATTATTTTAGAAGGGAGGTCCATCTTCTCGGATAGACCTCCCTTCAGGCCTACGGTTAAGTAGGGTTTACTTTTAGCTCAGACCGCCAATAACGTAAATCTTTTCTGCGTTATCAATTAAAAGTCCCCACTGTGTCCATAACTGTAGGAACCATTGTGGCGGAATAACTGCTGGATCACTCCACTGGCTTGAATTAGTTGGGCCATATGTAATGAAACTACCAGCTTTTTCGCCTATAACCAAAATAAAATCTTCTGGTACTAGGGCAACATTGTCTACAGGATTATCATAAACCTGCTCAACAATCATCAAAGGAACACCGTAATATCTACCAAGGAATCCGCTCTGACGAACTTCATCAATGGCATTCTGTGAACCCACGGTATCACCTGCGGCATTGTCCCAAAAAGCACCAAACTTAGAAATCGGGGTCATAGCTGTTCTTGAACCAAGAACAACTTTAGCTTTGCCTCTTAGATTGATCTGGTCAATAGCATCTTCTAGGGCTGTGGCTGTAACTGCACCACCAACTGAAACAAAGTTATTTGGTGTATTACCGGCTGTCCAGACTGTAGAAATAGCTGTGTATAGTCTATTTACGAAATGCTCACGAAGTCTTGCGGCCATTTCTGCACGAATACTTTGTACTGTTCCAATATCGCCTGCTAGTAACTCCCATTCGTTGTAAGTTACCTTAACAACTGCTGTATCTAGAACGTAAGCGATACGCTCTTCAACAGTAATCTCACTAGCCAAAGCGATAGAACCCGGAACTAAGGTACGAACTTCAATACCTCTACGGATTTTCTTTACTAGAGAATCGCCCGGCTTTAGAGCACGGCTATCCAGAATATCACTAATGAACTCTGTTGTTAGATGATTTGGTTCAACAAACTCAACAATTAATTCGGCTAGAGCATCACGTTGAGACGAATCAGCTAACATAGATGCTACTGCTTCTTGTACTTTCTTCTCATCCATAGGAATTATACCTCATTTTTTATAGAGAATATCCTTTTACTTTATCCCTCTATATTAAGATTTTTTGTTATAGAGTTCTAAATGTTAACGAACTATCGCTTCCATCAAAGTGCTCAACGTAAGCAATAACTGTTTCTGAACCAGACTGTACTTGTAGCTTACCTGCATCGCCACCATCATCATCTGAATTAGCAACTGATAGTGCCTGTCCTACCTGTTCCATAAGTGGTTGATAAAGATATTGGCCTGAGAAGACCTTGAAAACACCACGGGCAAAAGCAAGTGCCTGATTACCCATTGGAATAGTAACACCATTAGTATGACCAGGGTATGTCAAATAAACTGCTGTTGGGTCAAGAGGAGGAGTATCTGAACCACTTCCACCAAAGCCCCGTCTTAGAGCAAATAGTTCATCATCTTGTCCAGGCTGAGGAACGACCATACGGATACCGCCCTCAAAGTTCTGGTTATAAACCGGCCAAGTCACACAATATGTAGCTTGGTTAGCTTCTGCTTCTGTATTTGGATATTCTACACCAGGAAGATCATCACCACCACCAAAGTTCACCAAACCAGCAGTGCCTCTGGCAGTTAAACGAACCATACGACCCTCTTGGATCGCTTCTGTACAAACTACACCTACGATATCTAAATATTTTCTAATTTCCATGATTTAAGCTCCTCCAATTTGGAGTAATTAACTTTGCTTCTTTTTAAAAGTCAAAGGTGTTCTTTCAGGATCAAGTGACTTCAAATGCTTAAGTAGACTATCTTCATCTACTGCTTCTACGTTCTTTGCACGAATTACAGGAATTCTCTTGCTACCTAGAAGAATACTAGCTTCCTCTATTTCTTGTGTTGCCTCAGCTTTTGCTGCGGCTTCAAAAGCAACAAGTTCCTGAATAAAGAAGTCTAGTTGTTCATCTGACATAGCAAGTAACTTCTCTTGACGTTCTGCAAAATACTCATCTGTTACTTCCAAACCTGCTGCAACTAACTTGGCACGAAGAGTACCTATTCTGGTTGCAAGTGCTTCCGCAGCTTCAACACCAGTCTTGAACTCACGAAGACCCGCTAGTTCGGCTACTGATGCTTCACTTGCTGTCTTTAGTGCTGTAAGTTCGGTATTTGCTGCTTCTAGGGAAGCTGTAAGCTCCGTAATCTTAGTGTTAAGAGGAGCTTCTACGACTGTTTTCATTTCAGTCATTAGTTTTTCATGCTCACTTAATTCCATGATATCGTCTCCTAAATCGTTTTTAGAGGCAATGACCTCTACGGTTGTTCTACCACCATACGCAGGCATACCAACTATGGTCGCTGCGTTCATGGATACATCTACAAAATCTTCAACTCCTTCATCATCAAGGGTTGAATCAGAGTGAGTAAGCTCCCATGAAATATCAATCGGCTTACCTTCACTAAATCTTTGCTTTAGAAGAGCTACATCTGCCTCACGTTCATGGCCCCAACGAGCAGCAAGAACTACTATCTCGTTATCTTTTTGAAGCAGGTGAGCCATTGTTCCTAGAGGAACTGTATCCTCATGGCCTTCACTAATTGTTCCAGCGGCCATTTTTAAGGGCATATGGACACCAGTTCGAATAACATTAGCGAACTCTGTCTGAGGAATTCTTTGTCTGTTTAAGTTTGCTCTATCATCTGTTAGAACAAACTTCATCCATGTGATATTAGGGTTTAAAGAAATAGCAGCATGGGCTTCAAATTCCTTTAAATCTTTACTTTCTAATAAGAATTGTACATCTTTCGTAGTAAATATGCTGTTTTTCATTATGTTAACTGCCTCATTATGGTCGGTTTTTCCGTAAATTAGCTCCATAATCTCTTGTTCAGACATTTCATGGACAGCTTTATGCATCTTACTTGGATGCACTCCATGTCGTTTAATAAAACTTATAGCACATATTCGTTGAGCATCTTGCTTCGATTTTCCACTCTTTATTTCCGAACGAACACATGCTTCATACTCTGCTGGCATTATTTCTTACCTTCTGGCGGCTTTGTTGGAGCGCCCGGTTTAGTAACCGGCTTACCATCTGGTCCTACAGCCCCAGGTTTATTAGATGGAGCAACAGGTTCCACACCAAGTTCTTTCATATATTCTTCGTTGGTCTTTCTCTTATTCTGTTCTGTTGTAAAGTCATAACCAAATGCTTCCATGTGTGATTCTCTTGACAAATTGCCTGCTTCATATAGAGCAGCCAGTCCTTCAAAGAAGATTGACATACTCATTAGATTCAAAGGCTTAAATTTGATAATAGGGTATTCTTCTATAATCCTATTATGATCTTGCATTTCACGGAAGATATGTTTCACAATAGGAAGAAGAGAATCCCGTATCTTTTCCATTGTATGTAGCGGAGATATTGTGGCAATCTGAGGATCAGAAGCAAACGATCTCTCTGTCTCTCCTGTAATTAAAATTCTAGGAAAGCCAAGGGCTACCATAATATCTTCATTAATTGACTTATATTTATCGCTATCCAACATAGCAGTAACATCAGGAAGTATCCACTCTAGTTCTACTGTATGATTGGTAAATAGAGCAAATACCCTTTCTAACTCTGCGGGAGTAATTCCACTTCTCCATTGGAATTTCTGTTCCAAATCTGTCATAATATCTTCTTGATCTTCTGTCAGAGGATACTCGTCACTACCTACCTTTACATGAAGAATAGCACCAATAACTCTAGCGGCTATTGAATAATCCATTCGTCTAAGATTTCTTTTATGTTTTAGCGCTTCAAGAGCAGGGTATAAATAGGGAATTGGATATGGAGAATCCTCTGTTGTTGTTCCCTTAACGATTAGTGGATTCTCTAAAAGAACTTCTCTATTTGGATTAGCTAAAACTTCGGTAATGAAATCTGGATAAAGTCTTAGGATTTCTGTATATAACTCTGGGTCTTCTGTTCCATCTGGATATTGACCCTTTGATTTAATAAAGAAGTAAAGATCGTCGTCTATTACGACAAAATAGGATTCTTTCTCAGAAATTCGTGGCTTCTTGATATTAATTGTAGCAGAATCCCGTACCCACATGCTTGTTGGATAAAGTAGGCTCTCTAATCTTTTTATGCCTTTACCCCTTAGTTCAGCCTTTCTAATCCTTGTAAGTCTGATTTCTGGAACAACTAATCCTGTAAGTAAATATTCATAAGCTGCTTTTCTAAGAAAGGGTTTTAAATCAGTACTTAAAGCGTCGTAGATTTCAACTTCTGTGGTTTTGGCTCTGCCGCCTGTATCTACAACAATATCATTAATAGCAAAATCTACTACTTTATTTATTACTGTAGCAGCTAAAGGATCGTGTCTAAAGAAAAATCTACAGTTCTTTATTACACTTTCAAAATCCTCATGCTTAACATATGATAGTTTATCTACTAATTCAGCATAAATGCCCTGAGAAGTATGTCCAGTTGGACTAAAAACTGTAGCTCGTCTTCTGACCATATGTGCTTTAGCTAATCTTACTGGTTTGGTTTCTGCCATTTTATATTCCTCCCATAATCCACTTTGATTTCAGTAATGGCTTCTTTCTTGGACCAATCAAGATATGGTCCATCTTCATATAATAAGCCATTGCCGCACATAGCATCGCAGCAGTATTATGGTCGTCTCCTCTCTCTCCTCCTCTCGGAGTAAGAGTTTTATAGGTTATCATACCTGTCGGATTTTTAGTATAAGTCATTCTCTCCATTTCAGTAATCAACTCCATATCAGTTGTAGAATAGATTATCTTATGAGAGTTAGAATATTCTTGTAATAAAGTTACACTTTGTTGTTTTGTCTTTACCTTTATTTCTTTACCATCTTCGTCTAAACCTAAGACTACTGATGAGCTAAAATCTACGGGAAACATTCGTTTATAGTATTCCTTATGAGCATAGTCTTCGTGTGAAAGCATATTCTGTACTAAACCCTTACCGGGACCGCTTTCATCTATACCAATAATAGAGGGTTGTAGTCTAGTGTCCAAGAAATCAATAAGTTTTTCTTGATCTGGATACTCTACCTTCACCAAATTTATACGAACATGCTCATATAAATGACCGTCCTTCTCATATAATACCATAATGGCCGTATCTTCGGTGTACCCTAAGTCTATACCCAATACAACAAACTCGTTATCTGGTACGGGGGGAATGAGAGTCATCCGAGTTCTCATTTCTTTATAAGTTACTAAATCCATACCAGAAAACTTAATTCTATAAGTAGGATACGTCTTTATTTCCATCAAACGTCTATCAAATACAGCAAAGGTAGGAGAGCCGTGTCTTCCTAGAACAAAATGGATATAGTCCTCGCTGTCTACCCCACCATATTGTGCTAGATTTCTAATCTCATCCTTTTCAGAGTATCTTGGGTTATCGTGGGCAGATGTCTGATGTCTAGAAAATGAATCTTCCACTTCATCAGAATAATAAAGAACATTATTTTCTCTAAGTCCTGTTGGTACGCCTGCAACCCACAGTTTTGCCCCTGGTTGGAAAGTATTTAGAACGGGCTGTAGTTCAGACCATGTTCCCCAGGGATAATATCCAGCCTCATCTAAAATTACAATAGGAGTATGCAGACCAACTACGTTAGCGCCTGTTCCACTTGTTCCAGCGATACGACACATAAGAAGAGCGCTATTTAAAAGACCTATAGTATGAGTTGATGAGTTGATCCCCTTTTTTGGTTCTATAAAGTGTTTTAATAAAGTGTTAGTTCTAAAACCTCTTATTAAATTTGTAAATACTGGTTCTAAATGTACCTTATTTGGTACAGTATATAGAATATATTCCCCTGGAAAAAGATTATTTATCATTATCCAAAGAATAAAGTCAGTCAGAGTAACCGTCTTACCAACAGAACGAGCACAACATAAAGATTGGTAAGGGCTAAAGTCTCCAAGATATTCCTTTTGATATAGAGAGTATTCCCATACTTCATCGCTCCATGTAGGAATGTCTAGATTTCTATAGAACTCTCCAAATAAAATTGGATGCCTAATAATCTCATAAAGCTCTAAATCATCTTTTGTTATCTTTTCAATAATCATTATGACTTGTGCCGCCAATATTTTATGAGGGCATCCTCATCTATTCTGGTATCTATCTTTAATGAAGGCTGTAATTTTGCTCCCGCTAAACTATATTCATGTCCATTAAAGGGTAATGAATATGCTTCTGACCCAAACTCTCCGCCCCATTTTAATTTATAAAAGTTAGAATTATTTTTAAATTGTTTGGTAGAAGAACCTTTTCCTTGATGGATTGTTCTGCTCCAAAAATGAAAATATATAGAGTTAACTAATGTACAAGACAGTATTCCAGCATTTACTCCCCGTCTTGCGTAATCATTATCTTCAAAATAAGCTGGATAGAAATTTACATCTATATATCCTATCTTGTCGAAAACAGATTTCTTGAATAAAGCAAGATTATGTACATCACTTAATCCACCAGGATGTATAACTACTGTTTCTGCATAAGGTTTTGCTAATAGCCAAAGTTTTTCATTAAAAGCCCTATATATTAGCTTACTACCTCCTTGAAAATATTTTGCAATATGAGGAAAATCACGAATAAAAGCTTTTACACTATATTCTTTAGAACAAATCCACTCAAAATTAGTAGTTTCAGCTACTTTTATTAATGAGTCTATAGAATAAGGATAAGCCATTACATCATTTCCCATCATTATAATATTATCTACTTTCCTTTCGCCCCAACAATAATCATAAATATCATTTAGTGAAGCGGGAAATCCACGATTTTCACCATGAGTAAAGTGTGGGATTCCATAATGAGCAGCAAGTCCCGATGTCTCTCCATCCCCAGGCAATCCAACTATTATAACAATATCTCGTTCGGTTATTTGTTTAGTTGTCTCAAAAATAGATTCAATAGCCATCTTTGTAAAAGAAGCATTCCCATAAGTTACTATTCCAATCATTGTAGACATTGTTCTATTGTCCCTTTTATTATAGAATACACCGGGCCTTCTTTGACAGCAGGACTCCATATCTTTCGCATTGGAATATCTGTTAGTTTTACGAAGTGTTCAGCATTTCGATTATAAGTAAAGGAAAGGTTTGTTTTTTTACTATCCATACAATTCTCTCGAACCATTGTATGAACGTGCGGGCCCGAGCATTTACCTATAATTAAATCACAGTATCTACTGAGATAAGATATCTCTACAAGATCAAATCCATCAGGAGCTTCTATTAAATCTCCTGTATAACGTAGATTATCAAACCTATAACCTATATCTTTTGTCATAAAGAATTGTATTTTTGGATAAGCTCTCGCTATACGAGATATAATAGGAGCCATATCAAAGTTATCTGCCTGACTAGAACCCACCCATTCGTTACATATTAAGACTCTTGGTCCTGGGTGACGAAGTAAAAAATATTCTTCGGCTGCTATATGAAAATATCCATAATTTATGCTAGGGATATACTCTCTCATCCCTTTTGTAAAGGGAGGAATATTCATTTCTTGAGCATAATGTGTATACATTAAATGAAACTGCTCTACCGTACAACCTATTCCTGGTAGAACATACTTGGAATCTCTACCTATCCAAGTATTAATATACAGGGTTCCATCAGTCTGTTTCCATGCCTTTCCATTTTCCATTTCATCTGTAGGATGCATATATTGAAGATTTTCTATATCCAGTAAAACCCTAGGATTTCTAAGATGAGCAAAGAAATACTCCTCAGCGGGAATTTTTTCCATAAGCTCCTTTACAAATTCTCTAGAAGTAAATAGATCGCCGTGCCCGTAATAGTTATAGAAGATTACTTTCTCTAGCATATTCCTTTACCTTATCTATAATATAGGCCTGTTCATTTATATCTAAATCAGGATAGCAGGGTAGTATTACTACTTCTTGACTTAATTGAGTAGCCACTTTATCTGGTTCTTTATTTACTGAAAAATTAGTTATATGGTGAAGATGTTTATGATAACGAATGGGATAAAAAAGAGGGCGAACTTCTATTCCAGCCTCAGTCATAAATCGTTCAGTATCAAAATATCTCTTATTACCCACTATTCTTAATCCAAACATCCAGTTAGAAGGATGCGTTCCTACCTCTGTATGTTGCGTTCTAAAGCAAGGATAATCAAATTTAGTAGCATAGTAACCAAATATCCTTCTCTTCTTATCAGCGATTTTTTCTCTTAGTTCAAGCTGCCCACAAAGAATTGCTGCTTGTACATTTGTCATTCTATAGTTATAACCAACCATATTGTGTATATATTTTATATTGGTCTGCCCCTGTCCGTGGAACCTAAACGCATATTCATAGGCATCTTTATTGTAAGTGATGAAGGCTCCGCCTTCGCCAGACGTAACATTCTTGTTTCCAAAAAAAGAAAGAGTAAAACTATCCGAGAAATAACCACTTGGTTTATAGTCATACATTCCCCCGAACCCTTCACAATTATCCTCAATAATAGGTGTGCCTGGAAATCTTTTTCTTAATTCTGGAACATTTATTATATTACCTAGATTATGAACAACTAATAATAAATCTGTTCGATGAGCTTGATAATCTGAAAAGTCCATATTCCAAGTATTGATATCTGCATCTTTAGGCCACAAATGAAACCCCTCCAAGACAAAAGGATTCCAAGCGGCTACATAAACATTATTTGGTACAATTAAATTATGCCGGTCCAGAAATTGTAATTTTGTTACCCTAGCCATAATATGATTAGAAGCGGTCCCGTTATTAGTTAATAAAACAAAATCTGTCTCATAAATCTTTGACAGCATATCCTTTGCTTTATTTAAATAAGGCCCTTTTGAAGAAATCCAAGTAGAGTCTAGAGCATCATGAGCGTAATCTAATGACCCCTTTGGTAGATACGGACTATAAATTGGAATCATAAGGCTCC